TCAACCACTGTGTGCCTACCTTCTTCTTCTGGGTAACATCTGAATTTCCATGGGTTATTACAAACTCAATGGCTCGTTTCTTTGACTTATACTTTGTAAAGTTGTCAAGATAATACTTAGGATCCTGTAACTCACATGTTGCGTATGGATACTGGCTGATTGGCAACTCGAAATCAAATGAAATCGTTGTCAATCCTGCCTTTTTCCATATACTACGCATGAGACCATCCACAGTTGTGGTGGTGGAGTTCTGGTTTTTCAATTCCCAAGTAACTTTTTGCGGTGTTATCGGCAGCAATACACCGCCAAGATAAAAGTAATACATTGTTTATACTCCTTCCGCAATAAGTCCATGTGCTTCTTTTACTTTCAGAACAAGTCCGTCAATAATATCATCAAGGTCATTGGTGTTATTGATCGTGTTCTTGTTGTTCATCTGAACATTCACACTTGCTGTTGTGTACTTGTTAACAACATCCCTGTGTGCAATGTCATGTAAGTATGCCAACTCTTGATTGGTGGTATCAAGCTGTTTGGAAATTTTTCCTGTGTTATGTGCTGTCTTTCCTGTGTTTCCTGCTGTCTTATTGAGTGGGTTCGCAACACTACCAGAACTTCCTTCCATCTGGTTCTTGATTTTATAAGGGTCTACCTTTCCGTTTTTAAGAGTTGTGAAATGCTTCAAGCCAGCAACTACTTTGTTGGAAAAGTTCTTTCCTGCGGTGTAGCCGGACTTGTAAGAGGTGGAATAATCTGAACGTTTGAAGAAATCGTCTGCTCTTACATCTTTCCACTCTTTACCCTTATAGTTACCATTGCCAAACTTTGCAGATAACTTATTGCCTGCACTCTTGACGTTCTTACTCCAACTTCCGACAACCTTACTTAGGTTTGAACCGAAAATACCATCAATGGCAGATGCAATACCACTAAGAATGCTAAGTGCTGTTTGTGCCATACCAGATAAAGTCTGAATGATTGTGGAACAAGGGTCTCGCAAGATGTTTCCAAAGAAGTTAGCAAACATAGTCCACTTTCTTCCGAGTACATTTACAGCATTAAGTGCAATGTCTAATACCGCATGGAATATGTTGAATATGAATGCCTTACCAACATTCAATGCACCAACAACAATTCCGACAGCATTCTGGGAACTGTCCGCAACCTTTCCAATAGCAATAATGAGACCAATGATAATAGCAATAATCGCAACAATGAGCATGATAATCCATGTTATAGGGCAAGCCATGAGTGTTCCATTTACAATGGCTTGTGCGGCCGCCCAGATATGTGTAGCAATAGTTATTGCTCCCACAACACCCATATATATTACATAGGCGGCAGTAGCGGCAACTGTAGCCGCCAAACATATACCTTGATATGCCGCATACATCATTAAGGCACCGCCTAGAATCATTATAATAGGCTGTATCGTGCTCCAGTTATCAGCAATCGCATTACCAATACTTGCTATTGTGTTAATTACCATAGACAAGACATTTGCAGCTGTGACAAAGGATGTTACAATTCCTGCCGCAAACAGCTTTGCACCTCTGGAGTTCCAAAGGCTTATAAGAGCCTGTTGAACAGGACGTAGTGCGGTGAGTGCGGCATTCTTAATCTCCTGCCATACCATTCCGAAAGTCTTAGATTTTGCATAGGCTTTATCGAACTGCTGGTCGGTTGAGTCTGCCGCTTCTAACATGGCCGCTTTTACTTCATCCGCTGTAACCTTGCCCTGTGCCGCCATTTGTTTCATGGTTCCAATGTCTGTATGGAAATGCTTTGCGATTGCATTAGCAACAAGTGGCATTCCCTCTAATACAGAACGCAATTCGTCACCATCCAACTTTCCCTTGGCCATGGACTGGGTTAACTGATACATAGCCTGTGATGATTCATAGACAGATGCTCCGCCAAGCTTTCCGAGTTTTTGGAACGTGTTCGTAAACTTCGTAGCATCCCCGACAGTCTTAAACTGGTTAGGGGCATTCATCATCAGATTTGCTACTTGATCCACAGTATCACTATAATCAGAATAGCTGTCATTCGCACTATTCAAAATAGCCTGCTGCGCTTTGATTGCGTTTGAGGTATTTCCTGTGATAACAGCAAGCCGGTTCTGTGAGTTCTGCAAATCATCTGTGACACCAACAATGGCTTTCATCGTTTCGATACTTAGATATACAGCGGCAATACGTTTTGCACCTGCAATAATCTGTCCAAATGCGCTTGTGGCTTTACCAGAAGCATTATTGAAGCCGTTTCCAAACCTCTTTACCGCAGAGGTGCTTTTATCGAGGTGTGAAGAAATATCACCTACGTTTACATTCTTTAGGCCTTCTGCTGTGTTAATAAATGACTTAGTGGACTCATTAAGACCATTGAACGAGTTAATGGTCTTGCCTATGTTATTGTTAATCCTATTGAGTACCCTACTTACGTTATCTACCAGTGAGATTGTTGTTGATATTTTAGCCATTAGTGTGCCCTCTTAGCTTTCTTTAGCTCTTTTTCTTCGGCTTCAATTCTTAGCCTAATAGATGCAACAACAAAGGCTCTTTCTTTCTCTGAAAGTTCTAAATACTGACGGGGAGTCCAATGCAACCTCTGTATGCAAAAATGCAACATGGATGCTTCCCCGTCAGTTTCAATTAGTTTTTTGCTGTGTCTGCATCCTCGTTAATATCTTCATAGCCGCTTACTTCCTGGCACTTAGCTGTGAGTAAATCATACTCTCCGGCTGTTAACATGGCATTCAGAAGGTCTGTAGGTGTCATAATGTCATAACCTACCTTCTTGCTCCAACTCTGCTGCAATGACACGTTGTTAAGGTCTGGGAATGATACAGTATTTGCTGTAAGTAACATTACATACTGCATCTGATCGAACTCTTCCCGATACTGTCCCTTGTTTCCGAAAACAGGAACTCTCTTCAAACACTTCTTCTTTAACTCGTCATTCTGCGCCGGTGTTAAGGCCTTTAACTTCCAATGAAGCGGCTTACCTTTCTTATCCTTAAATCTTGCAGATGCAACATACTCTACCTCTGCAATATCCTCTGTGTTCTCTGCGAAAAATAATTCTAAATCTGTCATAGTTCTCAATTCCCTTTCTTTGAGATACCCCATAAATAAGGGTGGAAACAGTTAGGGGTCTCTGCTTTCGTGGTATACTCACTATCCACCCTTGTTCCTTTAGGCGGCTGTCATAACCGCAAGCTGTGTGAACTTCTCGTCAAGAGTCCATGACTCAAATGTGAAGTCAAACTCTTCATCCATGTAGGAATCGGATGAAGCATCAAACTTGGCAATGATAATACTATCAATGTTGCAACCCTTTAAGGTTGTGGTCTGTCTACCAACAGAAGTTGACTTATCCTCTGTTGTAACCTGGATGTCAAAGTATGTGTCAATTCCCTGGTTAGCATACTTCTCCATGATCTCTCTCATTACAGAGGTGTTGTAATGCAAGGTCATGCTTCCAGTGTACTCAATAGAGGTTGCCTTGTTTCCCTTGGAGTTACTTCCAAGGATAGGTACTTTCGACTTCTGCTTTGTAGCTTTCGCTTCAAGCTTGATAGCCTGTGCAAAATTGTATCTTGTGCCATCAATGGTCACATAGCACTGCGCAGCCGAACCGAATATGGTGTCCTTTGCGGACATAATTCCTTCGCTCATTTATATTCTCCTTTCCTTAGTTGACATAAACTGTGCAATACAGCTTTTCCATAGCAACAACAGGCTGTAACTTCTTTGTGACAATTACATCTGTTTTGAGGTTGCCCTCAATAACTGTAATATCATCACCATCGAAATTCTGCAATGCACCAACGTTCTGCATCTCGCCTGCAAGTGTAACAAGCATGGACTTCAATGCAATCCGTCCATCTTTGTTGTTCTGGCACTTTCCAAGGAATGTCTTATTGAAGATTGTGGCCGTCTGAACAGCATCTTCATCAAGAACACGAATAACCTGGTTGTAAGAGAAGTCTACACTCTTTTCCAGTGTAAATGTTACGAGGGAGTTAATATCCCTTAATACATGGATTTCATCATCAACGGTGTGGAATACAAACTTTCCTGCGTCAATAGCCGCTTCAAGTTCGGTCTGTGTGTAGTCATGCTTTAACTCGTACTCTCCGTCATACTTTGCATTGACAAGAGAACGGTTGATAGCGCATCCGGCACTTGCTCCTGCTACCCAAGGAACCGCATTTACATCATCAACATTGATAACACCCTCATGGTCTGCGGCCTTGTTGAACAGTACAGTCTGGAACTTCGCTCCGACTCTCTCTCTCATTCTCACAGTGAAGGAAACAGCAAGGTTCTTAATAGCTTCGTCCGTAGTCTTAACAGCAAGTGTATTGAATGCCAGCTTCTCAAACTCGGCAAATGCACTTGAATAGCTTTCGCCTGTTACTGTACCATCTGTACCACCTGTCATAGTGGTTGTGCCAACAGTAAGGGTAGCGGTCTTCTTGAATACAACAAAGTTGTTATCAACAAGGTCGGCAGATGTTGAAACAATCTGTGAATCTTCCTTGTTACCGTCAACAAAGGTTGTGACCGTCTTCTTGTTCTCGTCATCAACCGATACAGCTACAACTGTGGAAATCTTGTTTCCAAGTGTTCCTGCGAACTTAGCTGTTCCAATGTCATTACTTGCTTTCTCTCCACCACCATTCAGTCGGTACAGATACAGCTTAATGCCCTTTTTGAGCACTTCTCGCACATCCTTTAACTCTTCGGCACCAACAGATAAGCCAAACAGCTCCTTTGTTCTTGACTCGTAGTTGTCAGCATCTACAACAGTAATACCATCAGCACCAAAAGGGAGTGAGATTGGCATTGCAACAATACCTCTTTCTCCAAGTGCTACATTGTTACGTGAAGCACTTACATAGTTGATGTAAGTACCTGGTAACTTCTTTGTCATTGAGACAAATGATCCACCGCCTAACATTTAGACTCTCCTTTCTTTGAATGTCTTAATAGCATTCAAAACTTCGCTCTTTGTATAGGTCTTAGTTGTATCGAGCATACAATCAAGAATATCAGCATCATTCTTGAATGTCTTACTCTCTTTGAGTGCTTCCACTGTAAACTTTACAGCTTCGGGCTTCTTGTTATCGTCTTTCATATTCCATCCTTTCCATAACGTCCCCGGTGTTTCCGTACAAGACATCATATTCAATAGCAAACTGAATGTTTAACTGTCCTGTGGTTGGTGTGATTTCAAGGTCTTGCGTGTAATAGCAATCTTCCGTATCTCTATCCTTTACCATCTGTAATAAAGGATAAAGTTTGCCGGTTAGTTCGTCAAATTCACTCAAATACTCCTCTGCATTCTGTGGGTAGTAGATCACGTTGAACAAAGTACGTTCATGTGCCCTCTTCCCGATTAACTTTGTGATATTTGATGTGATTGTTTCAATGAAGAAACCGGGGGTCTCCAAACCTTGCTGAACAGGATCTTTGTAACACAAGTATGTTGGTTTGTCTATATCTTCATTCAAGCCATAGAACAATGTGTCTGCAATGGCTTTCTTCAAATTCGCTGTAAACATTCCTCAACCTTCCTTCTTGTGTATTCTCCGACATACCGACCTTTTAGGCTTCTCTCTCTTGCGATTGCCATGAAATGTAATCCCTTGACATACCCTTTCTTGTGGTATCTGTACTCTAGTTTGCCATTCACGAACACAGGGAAAATCTTTCCTTTGTGTTGTTTGTGTCCGTACTCTACGTCAGAAGCATAAATGTGACCATTTGAACTTTTAGCCGAGTTCTCAATGGTTACACTATATGTATTTCCGCTCTTTTGAGGTCTTTTTACTTTCCATGAACTTCTAAGGTTTCCACCAATTCGTGGTTTTCCACTGTCAGCAGCATGGTATGGGGGATCGGGAGTATAGACAGGTGTTAGCGGTACTACTTCCTTTTTGAACTCTTCTCCAACATGACGCGCGGAACTTTTGAAAACTTGTTCCATTTCCCGTTCTGCTCGTTCTATGCCATTCTTGAAGTCAGATAACTGGCTAAAATCTATCATGCTTTCCCTTCCTCACTTAGGACTATCTCCTGGTGTGTAGTGAAATATGCCGGCTTTCCACTTGAACGGTACATAAAATCTCTGCCATTACGTGTGACTTTGATTTTTGAACCCTCTTTTACCTCAATATCTGGGGAAATAAACAGCTTTACAACAATACTCGTGTTGTTCGTGGTTGTGGTCTGCGTACTTTCCGAAATCGTCTCATAAGAAACTCGGCATGGTTCGTTCTCAATGACAACACCATCAACATATTTCGTAAAACTGCCGGATCCTTGCTTTACTTTTCCGTAAATCGTGCAAGTATCAGTATAAAGTTTTTCAATACCGCTTCTGTGACTTACCATGATAATTTACGAAACCTCTCAATCTCTCTGTCACCATAATTTCTAAGGGTATCTACCCAGTCTTTGAGTAACTTACCCTTAGATGTATCCCCATCGTACTGAATCTCTGTATCTCCGACTTTCGTAGACTTGATAGCGCCTTCTACATCAAGCCCCGTAAGGCCACCGGAAGATGACTTAATTTCTAAGTATCTTCCGGTAGTTCTCATAAGCCATACATTATCCAAGTTTTCGGGAACT